GATGATGGCTACACATACTGCGAAGCTCACTGCGAACAACCAACATACCTTCGTAACGGTCTGCCGAATCATTTGGAAATGCTGTTGCGTCTGGTGCTGGGTCATATCTGCCTTCCATTATCTCATTAAAGTACATTTTAGCAAGACGTCGAGCTGTGCCTTTGCTGTTGGGATCGTTTTCACGATCGATCAGCAAACGATCTAGCACTTGTTCAAATGCTGGTGTTGCTTCATCAATTAGTTTTTCTATGTCGCCTTCGTGTAGATAGTCGCTAATGTTATCTCCGGCCCAAAAACGTTTGCCTTCACGTTTCATTTTAAAGCGAATATGATCGCCTAGATAGGCTTCTTTGTAACCGCCATCGCCTGCCATAGCGTCTAGTCCTGTTTCGTCTTCGTCATTGCTGACATATACTTTGTTATAAACCATTTGTTCTCCGAGTTAGTGACGTGGATGTCTATTGTTTAATTGTACAGTTATTTAGATGTATTGTCAACAAGTTCTGGCGGGTTATTATACCATTTCCATGCACTCTTGATAATGGTTTCTAGATCACTGCGTTCAGCTCTCCAGCCTAGTGTACTGCTGGATACAATAGTTCCAGCGACCAGTCTAGCTGGATCTCCAGGACGCCGATCGCCAATTGTCACTTGCACAGGTCCAATATACTTGTTCACTGCATCAACGATCTCTTGATTACTATAGCCTCGTCCACTGCCTAGATTCAGCATATAGTGAGTACCGTTATTGGCACCATTGAAACTCATGCAGTATTGGATAGCCAGCATATGGGCCTGTGCTAGATCTTCCACATGCACATAGTCGCGAACGCAGGTACCATCAACAGTAGGATAGTCTGTGCCATACAGCATAAACTCTTTGTTATCACGAACGCTTTCCAACAAGCGAGCGATAATATGTGTTGCACCTGGTGCTTGACCAAGCTCGCCATCTGCATCTGCTCCGCAGGCATTGAAATATCTCAAGCTCATGGCAGTTAGACCGTATGCACGACACAGGTCGGTTAACATAAGCTCAATCATGGCCTTGCTTTGCCCATAAGGGCTAAGTGGGTTCCAGGGCTGATTTTCTTGTATCATGTCAACGTCTGGTTCTCCATACACTGCGGCACTGCTAGAGAATACCACAACTGGTGGATTAGGCAAGCTCTTTAGCACAGACAAAAACATAGCAGTCTTGGCCACATTGTTGGTGTAGTATTCTGCAGGATCTAGTACACTAGGTCCTACCAAACTTGTGCCTGCACAGTGTACCACAGCACTAATGCCTTGATATTCTGTGAGTAATTTAAAACAGTCTTCGCTCGCATAGTCAGTTTCAATGAACTCGTGCATGTGTTTTATTGCATGCTCACGCCTTACTCGGTCAACGCCAACCACAGCATATCCTGCATCTTTAAGAAGTTTGCACACATGACTACCAATGTAGCCAGTTGCTCCTGTTACCAAAACAGCAATCATTATATTTCCAATTTATCTAGTTCGTCTCGTAGTGCTTGTTCATCAGGATTGTGTGCGATACCTTGCCACTCTTTGATTTTGAGTTCTTCGGTTTCTGGAATATCCTCGCCCCAAGAACTGATCCAACGCGAGCCTGTCCACTTAGCTTGATGTGTCCAGGAGTTTTTACCAGCAGTTCTAATATTATAAACACCTTCACGCACAGGTACGACCTTCTTGGAGAACCAGTCAGTCATCTTGTATTGGATATCGTCCATGTTGGTATACTTTTCCCACTTGCCATCATTGTGTTTTTGTGAACCAGCAATGTACATGCCAAAGTCTGAACTCTTGCCATCTGTGTTGCCGCCCCAGTTGTCAATGTCTTCGTCGTCGTAGGTTACAGTATTGATAATTTCTTCGCCGTCGACTTCGTCGTAACCCAAGCACAGTTTGGTAATATCAAAAGGTTCTTTGAGTTCAATCTCTCCTTCAAAGAATGTGCCTTTTTCATTCGAGCTGCCAAGAAACACTACTGTGCCGTCGGGCTGAGAACCAATCCAAACTTCGTCGCCACATGACCAGTCTGGACTATCTTCACCACCGCCATCAATGGCGTCAAAACTCTTTTCAAATACTGTGTCACCGTTTTCGTCCAAGATTTGCAGTGTGCCTGCACTGCGGCTAACACCACTTACATGACCCATGTTATCGCATTCGTACCAGGAACCTGGGGGAAATGGCCACATGTCTTCGGGAATGTTGTTCTCATCTGCATAATCACTGTCCCAGGCAAAGTCGCTGAGGTCTAGTCTACGCTGTTTAAAGTAATCGTAAATCTTGCGATCCACGGTGCCCATGACTTTTTCGCCACCGTAACCCCACATGCAGATCTTGTATGTGCGTGGCGTAAACTTGAGAACTTCAATTAACTTTTCTTGTTCTGCAATCTTTTCTGCTTCAGTCTGTTTCTTTGATGCCATGATTATTTCCTATCTCCGAATAGCTGTAGTAGGTTGATAAACAAGTTGATAAAGTCCATGTACAGTGTTAATGCGCCACGCACTTCTGCAACATTGCTGGCTTCTACACTGAGTTCTTCGCGAATCTTTTGTGTGTCGTAGGCAGTGAGGCCCAGGAAGATGATAATAGCCAATGCACTAATAACCATCTGCATAACTGTGCTGCCAATAAAGATATTAACGATACTGGCAATAACAATAGCAATCAATCCAACAAACATAAACTTGCCCATGCTGTCTAGATTCTGTTTAGTAAAGTAACCATACACACTCATAACGCCAAACAGGATGGCTGCACCCATGAACGCTGACACAATGCTTCCCATGGTAAACACCGCAAAGATTGTGGCAAAGCTCAGACCCATGAGTGCCGCAAAGCCATGCAAGCATAACTGTGCTACACCTTTACTGGGATTATTGCCCAGCACGTAACTGATGCCAAAGATAGCCGCAAGTGGTGCAAAGATCACGATCCACTTTAACACACCTGTAAAAAAGAATTGCAGTAACTCTGGACTAGAGCCCACAAAGTAACTGACAATCATGGAAACCAAGACAGCCAGGCTCATGTGTCCGTAAACACGGCCCATTGCTGAATTAATTTCTTCGGCTGAGCGATATGCAATGATATCGCCGTCTGTGTAATTTGTACCAAACATTTTATTCTCCTTTAAGTACTTGTAGCATTCTATACTGTTCAAACAGTTTTGTCAAGTCAACCCATCCACCTAGCCCATTTGCAATCTGCAGAGTTTGTCCATATGCCCATGCCGCTGCCGCACGATGATACAATATTTGTGTTGTGCGATGATCCACTATGGGCGCAGACTCAATCAACATCTGCGCCCATAGTTCTTGATCAGAACTTTGTTTCATGTGTGTGTTTGCGATAGTCTGTGCTCATGCGCAACCACTGTTCACCGGAGCCTTGCAAGATATCCACAATGCGATCAACTGTGCCGTTGGTCCAGTTGCTGATCTTGCCTTGATTAGCATGCGGCTTTTGCAACAGTTTTTCCAACTTGTTCATGGCATCTTCTATGCTCCATGGTATATAAAGTCTGTCTGGATCATTTGCAAAACTTTCAGGAAAACTACGATAAGCAGGATATAGCACGTTACATCCAAGAGTATCGGCCTCGGAGACGGTATTACTGACCCAATCCTGAAGAGCACAATTAAAAAGCACACGAGTATCAGTAAGTAGACTATAATAATCATTTTTCTCCAGGTCCTCATGAATCACCAATCGACCTTTTGCCTGCATCTCACGAGTACGAGCCATGTAGCTGTCATTGTTTGATTTAAGTGCCGCACCTGAGAACAAGCAGAACTCAACACCTGATCCTGGATGACGTTCATGCCATGCATCAATTAGATCCATAAAGAAGTCTGGTTGCTTCTCTTGATCCCAACGTGCGGCAAAGCCCACACGATGTTTACGATCAGTAAATGGACGTAGCTCGCCTGCAATACGCTCACGCACCTCGCTCTTGCCAAATGCCAGGCCCGAGATGTTGTAGATAGGAGCAGTCCAACCTGCCACCTTCATGTGCATGACCATCTCTTCATTGGTTGCTAACACAGCACCACCGGAGATAGCAACAATGTCATTGACCATGCGTTCATAGTCCATCATCCACTTGCCCATGCCCCACACATGAACAAAGTCATCAGGATCGATAGCCTGTGCTAGACAGCGCACAAAGATGCGAGGACGCAGTTCTTGTGGAACTTGGTTGATGATATAACCAAGACTTTCAAAGCCTGGCTGGAACATGTCTTCAAAGTAAATGACATCTTCGGCAGTCACTTCACCTTGTTGCATTAGACGAACTAGATTCATCATCTGGCTCATACCAAAGTAACTGCGGCCATGTGCGTCTAGCACTTGACCCACAACAATCTGCTGACTGTTGTCTAGGGTCTCGCCCGGCACATAGACAACATCTAGTCCACGTGCATCAAACACACGCCGGTTCCACTCTGTTAGTTGCAGAGTGTATCGAGCCTTGTAGCTCTCCAGGCCCATGTAGTATAGCTTACGCATTATCGATTTCCTGAACGATAGTTGTTGTATCCACGAGGACCATTGGTGTCACGAGGTTTGAATTTGTTACGATCGTCTTCCTTTTGGAACCAACGATTCTTCACATACTTGCCATCACGCTTGCGCATGAAATCTTGATAGGTGATACTGCGTTCATTGTAGAGATCACGCTCGTCAAAGATATATCCATAGTTTACGCAAAAGGTGCGTAATGACTCAAGATCGTCATAGATCTGCGATACTTCTGGCTTCATTTGTAGATATTTGTTGAGCCATTTGGGTTGTGCCATTTTAGTTTCTCCTATTAGGCGTTAAGGGTTTGTTCAGGGGTGCGTGGATCGCGGTACACAATCTCACAGCCATTTTCATTGTCCTCGCTAACACTGATAATAACATGTCTACCAGGATAACGCAAGTTGATTTGGGAATAAAGGTCATCTGCGATCATTTCACAGGATTTGTAGTCTAGTGCTAGAACAGAACCGTTACCATTATACAGAGCCTCAAGCCATCGTTTGAACTGGATAAACTCAATATCTCTGTCGTTGTGGAACACAGAGATTGCTACCTTGAAATGAAAGATATGGCGATGTGGATTGGCCAGGAACGCAACATCTGCCAGTTTCGGATCAGTGGCTGCTGCCGGATACTTATGGATGCCTTCTTTTTGGAAGCGAACCCAGATCATGCGATCTGCCATATGACTGTTGATACCGGTTTGCTCTCGGTCAGACTGAGTGGTCATGCTAACAGTCCTTCGCACATGGTTTTGATGTGTGCTTCTTCCAGGAAGAATTGATAGGTGCTTTCGTCAACCTTTTCGCCTTTGTCGTTATAGCATTCGCCAGTGAACTCCAGGCATTTGAGATTGTTTGGTTTCAGACAATCGGACACTGTTGCACGTAGTTTAAAAGCCGGTTCGTCTCTTATGTAAAACTCTTTCATTTGATTACCTCATCTTGTGTGTATTTAGACCAGTCTGTGAATACCGCACGATTTTGTAGTTCGTGCAAACTATGACACCATACTCCAGGATTGGTTGCTTGGAAATCTTTGTCGTCAATCTTGATAGTGGTATTGTAATTGTAGAGTTTAGCGTAGGGTAATTTTACACTGATCATCGGAATAAATCTAGAGTGATCAATCAAGGTTCCTTCTAGTAGTCCTTCTGCGACACTGACATCAACATCCAGAGTACACCAAGCGCCATGCATCAAACATGAACCAATCATGTTTTCCCAACGATTCCATTCGCCGCTGTTGTTGACTGCAAGATTGGGAAAACTTTGATTAGCACCAAAGTAGATATGCTCGCAGTTGTTTTTCTGTGCAGTGGCCACAATCTCTGCGGAGTCCTGGACACCAACTACAAAGAGAGTACGCATACCAAACGCAGGGCTATGTTCAACTTCAGTGCCAATAAAAAACTTTACACTGTCGTGTCCGTCTCTAATCATTTGTTTCTTTCTTTGACTGTTCTATTAAATTGCGGATCTGATCTTTCAATTGTAACTTCTTCTTCTTCATCTCTGCAACCTTTGATTCTTCCACATGAGGATGTTTTTCCATTTCATGTAGTTGTTTATCAATTGCTCGATGCGCCTCTTCAAGATGCCTAATGCGCTCTGCATAAACAGGCTCATCCTCCAGAATTTGATTCAAGTTCTCTAAGTCTGGCTGAGTCCAATATCTCTTCGTCCGGCTGCTCATTTTTAGTCTCCTCTACTATTTCAAAAAGATTGTTAAACATGCTGTGAGCATTTGTGGCTTTCTTGCCTTTAAATCCACGAGTACCAATAATCTGACTCCAGTATCCAACTGGGCTTGCATACATAGGAGCATCAATTATGTCCATTGCGGCTTGCTTGGTTGGTGCGGCAAATATACGTTCTACGATGTCTGCAAAGTATTCGTATTGCCCACCTTCATGTCGCATCATATAGGGATATTTCCCAGCATCAAATTCACGATTGGCACGTTGCACTGATTCAATATGTGTCCAAACGTTATGGCCCATCAATAGCATATAACTGAAACTGTCCCAGGACGTTTTGCCTTCTTTGCCATTCTTGTTTAGATCGCCGGGCTTGTACACGCAAACATCTTTCATTTGCATACGAGCACTGATTGGACTTTGATCAAAGTGGTGGATCAACTGGTCCTGTAGCACAGCGTCTCGAAACATGCGAGTATCAGTTGCATACTTCTTGTCGTCCACGATAGGACTCATGCGATAGGACCACTTTTCTTGATGAGTGAGATCAATCTCGTGATATACCTGTCCGTTGGCTGTGGCGAGGAATGGACTGGCACAATCAAAGGAGATAGTGAACGCCGGGTTAACGTGTTTCCTAACTGCTCTTTGAATCACGGTGAGTAGCACAGCCCATTCCAACTTTGACGTACCCAAGAAGTGCATCCAATCATGAACACCTTCTTGTAACAGATTATCATAACGCAAGGTAACCAATCGCTTGAGGATTAGATGTACATCACACATGTTCTGTCCACCCATGGCCCAGCCATTGAAATGTGTGTCTGGATACTGTGCAGGATCACAGTAGTGTTTCATGGTCTGATACCATTGTTCGGCATCACCGTGATTGGCACCCTGTAACACATTCAAAATCTTAGTGCCACCATTTTTTATGCCCTTGCGATTGGCCATAAAGTATTCGTTGTTGTATTTGGTAGCATCTACTGCTTCTTGCAATGTGGTAATCTTGCAAGCATCACTGGCTTTCTTATCGTGTATGACCCATGTAGGAATATCCAAGGTCATTGCGTAGTCAGAAATACCATCTAGCCATTTAAGCACAGCTTCACGCTTCTTCTGTGCTTTGGCGCAACCTGAGTTAGCCTTCCAGTCACCTTCCCACAGTCCCTTGGCAATCTGGAATCCACCTGAGTCACCTAGCATGAACGTGCCTGGTTCTCGTTTACGAACCATGTCCTCGCTGGGATCATCTTTGGTGAGATCTAGATTTGCATGACCACCTGAGTACAAGGACCACTTGTATGGGAACAGTGCTTTAGAACCGTTGAGCCAGTTCATCTGTTCCATGTCCTGTATGCCCGCAGGCATACGAGCAGGATCAACATAGTCATTGTTAACACGTTGCTTGCCCACAAAGGTGGCATAGAAGCCGCTGATAGCCGGCAAGAACACAGCATAATCATTTTGCTTTGCGGTTAAATTATCTTGTTCAGGCAGGGTGCTCATTCTTTTTTTCTTCTAATGTTAGTACATCCATGATCTTGAACTGCTCGTAGGCTTGTTTAAGACCAGGATGCTGTGCCATACGTTGTTCAAGATCTCGTTCTTCATCACGCTTTTTACGTGCCCAGTGTACTACATCTAGCACATCTTGATCTAGGCCTACAGTGGCATAGCTGGTACCTATGTTAATCCATGCTGTGCCATCAAACACCTGCATGTCTGACCCCCACATTCGAAGCATGCCTTGTATGGGGTTAGTGTGATTTTGGCTGACATAAGGTACACTGGTGTTACCACCAGATACTGTTACGCCACTAATGCCTTGCAAGCCTTTGATCATTTCTGATGTGCTGGTAGTAGGTATGTGTATGAGCAGATGCCGCTGTCCACAGTGATCTGTAGCACACCTTCATCGCTGATCTTGAGATGCTTGTCACCAGCCAGTCCAAGGATACTGATCACAGCGCCAACTGGCCAACACCAGTTTTTAGTGAATGTACCACTTACACCATCGGCAAACACAAAGTTGCCTGCATGGCTTGAATGATCACCAAAGTAGAACTTCAGCTGGTTGTTTTCAATCTTGGGTGCAAAGGTTGTTTCTTCACTGTTTGCTGCCGCTTGGTATTTCATCTTTTGGAAACTGGCCACAGTTGGAGTGATTTCCACAGTCCACTTGACCTGCTTCATCTTTACTGTTTTTAGTTTGTCGTTGACAACTGCCGCTTCCATAAAGCGATAATCATTCTTGAAGTCACCGTTTTTGTTTTCAAAGTGGATACCAACAGCAACAGTGTCCGGTCCTTTGACCTGTGTGTTGATACTGAGTTTAGAGTCTTCCTTGTATTCTGGAATGTTCAGAATAGTGTTTAGCTTGCCCAGATTAGGCATACCAAACGTGCCCACAAACTCTGGCACAGGATTGTTAAATTGTGCTTGTACGATAACACTACGATCCTCGCTTAGTGAGTCAAGGGTGGTTGTGTTAGCATCTCCAGTTACTTTAACTAGGTCAATAAAACCTAGGCTGTGTGTATGTTGTACGATGTCTTGTAAATAATCTTTCATTGAGATTCTCCTATAGGGTTGATTTTAGATGATGTATTTAGATTTGTCAACGGCATTGAGTAAATTATTCAAATGTAAACAGGCTGTCAAATGTGGTAGCAATGTCAGTGTTTTCGCCAATTCGCCAGTCTAGTACACCCAGCAAGTTTTCTACCTTTTGGTCCACAATGGTAGCTTCCATTAAACTGTCGTCGAATGGTAGTTCTTTGAACCAAGCAGGTATATGAAGTTCATCGGTTGGGTAGCCTACACTGGTATAGCCTAGTGCATTGTCTTTGAGCTTGCACACAATGGTTTTCATTCCGTCTACGATGGTTAGGCTGTAGTTGTCTCCATGCATCCTGCGCAGGTTGTTCCAGTTCATGGCTGCACGTACATGTCCTGGCATGTTAGCTTTGCCCAGTCTGGCTTCTTCTGCTGAGTACTTGGTCAAGTTGTTCACACGTTTAGGTGTGCCTTTTTCCCAAGCAGGGCGTTCTTGGAACGCAATCTTGAAGTCACGCACCTTGGCATAGATGCCTTCCTTTTGCCCGCCTGTTAGCACATCCAACAGCAGTTCACTCAAGAAGTCCTGCACAACCTTGGGAGTGTCTGAACGCTTCAAGTCCAGACCCATGGCCTTGACCTTGCCTGGCTTGCCGTGTGTGTCCATACGGTTTCCCTCGAGATCATAGATCAACAGTGCATAACGCTTCTTCTTGATAAACAGACTTTTCTCAGCAACCAGTTCTCGACCACCTTTGATCAGTTCACCCATGCCGCGTGGACAGTGACAGGCTCGTTCCATAAACGCAGGAAAGCTGGCGTTGACCTGCTCTGCGATATTGTCGTAGAGTTGCACACAGATGTCTTTGTTCCACTCCATGCGTCCTGCTTCTACATCATCCTTCACAGCCGGCCACGCACTGAAGTAAGCAGAGTCAGTGTCACCATAGATGATTGCCTTGCCCACATGATCATATTCTCCAAAGATGCACTCATTGATATAAGCATCCATGTGCCGAGCAATGATTCGGCCTGTGAGCGTGGTTGATTGGCCGATACGTTTGTCGAAGAATCTACAGCCTGGATTCAAAATCGCACCATATAGACTGTTTAGCAGAATC